ACGCCGAAGCTGCTGAGATATACGATCAGATCAAGTCTACTATGGGCTGCTACTATGACCGCAAGTCAGAGATTAAGGCACCCTTTAAGAAGGATGGCTCTCTGACAAAGATCGCAGCGGAGTACGGCGACGTAGGCGGCCCCTTTACTCGCATTGAGTGGCACCCGATTGAACTTAGCCAACACCAGAAAGTTGCACAGCGTCTAGTGCAGCTAGGATGGGTGCCGACCCAGTACAGCAGTACAGGCATCCCTAAGATCAAGCCAGACGGTGAACCTTGCCCTAACCTAGAGAAGATGCAGCAGTCAGAGATCGGGCATACTCTCGCGCACTACACCAAGCTGACCCACCGAAGCAACCAGATCAAAGGGTGGATCGAGAACTGCCGAGAAGACGGTCGTGTGCCTGCCTGCGCCAACCCCAATGGCACTAACACAGGCCGGATGACGCACAAAGTAGTGGCAAATGTCCCTAAAGCTAGTCCTAATGTTTTCTTCGGCAGTGAGATGCGAAGCCTGTTTACCCACCGAGGCGAGGGCTACAAGTTAGTAGGCTTTGACGCGGAAGGGCTAGAGTTGCGTATTGCAGCGCATTACATTAACAGCGAGGCGTTTACCGATGCGCTTATCAATGGTGATAAATCCAAAGGAACTGATCCACACACGCGAGTTCTGGACGCTTGTCGGCCGTTCGGTGTGGAGACACGAGATGAGGCAAAGTCTTGTGTCTACTCTACTGTTTACGGCGCTAGTGCTCGCAAGGTTGCGACAACGCTTAATTTACCTGAAGCCCGAGGAAAGCCCATCATTGAGGCCGTGGAGTCGGTATTTCCGGGCATCAGCACACTCAAGCCAAAGGTTGAAAAAGCCGCAGCCCGTGGATACCTGATTGGACTAGATGGCCGGAAGATTTGGATGCGCCGTGATTCTGACGGTAAGCTAATGAAACATAAAGCACTTAACTATCTGTTCCAATCTGGCGGCGGCATAGCCATGAAGGTGGTGCTGTGTTTTATTGACAAGCAAGTAAAAGCTAAAGATTTGGATGTTACATTTGTAGGAAATATACACGATGAAGTGCAAGCAGAGGTTGCAATCGGTGATATACAGGCGTACACTAGGTGTGTAGAGTGGGCATTTGATAAGACAACGGAGTTTTTGAAGTTGAGGTGTCCGCTTGCAGGAGAAGTTCAATCAGGCGACAGTTGGGCAGAAACACATTAGAGGTGACGAGATGAACAGAGAATTTGGTATTATGCTTGACGATGCTGGAGAAGGGTATACAATTACTATCAAGGATCACCTGACAGAAAGATACATTGAAGCTCCTATCCAGAATGATGGATGGACAGAACTGCTGACAGTATTTGTACAGATGTTGAACGGACTTGGGTTTATCATCGACCCGGTAGAAGCAGAGAAAGCAATCAACGAACTCTCGGAGGCTAACAGCAAATGAGTAAGCAGATTATTCAGGGCAAGATCGACAAGATTTACGTCAAGGACTTTGGCGAGGCTGACCAGTATGGCAATCAGTTTGCTGTCAACATTAATGTCGATGGTAACTGGTACGGCATGGGCAAAAAGAAGAAGCCTGTTGCTAACGTCAAGCGGAACGGTGAGTGGCACCAGTTGGGCGAAGGCGACGTTATCGAGGCTGTGTGCGAGACTGTGGAGCGTAACGGGCGTACTTACAATAACGTCAAGGCGACAGATGTAACGGTTAAGCAAGTTGGAGGAGGTTCTAATGGAGGTTTGGGTAATAGCAATGCTCCTCGCAGCGGGGGTGTTCCTTCTGGTAGTTCTGCATCGGTGAGCGGTGATCGTCAGGACTCTATCATGCGACAGTCAGCCATGGGCTACGCTGCACAGATTGTCGCTGGCACACTGACTAGCAAGAGTGACTTGGATCAAGCGGCTTCGGACGTTGTTCGGCTTGCTAACGACTACCTGATGCCCTATGCCAAGTATGGCGTCACCGAGGACGAGACGCGCCAGCAGCAGGAGAACGAGGTCAAGAATCAGCAGGCCCATCAGCAGGCTGAGGACGACAACGGGGACTTTGACGACGAAATCCCTTTCTGATGTGCAACGGCCCCGGTAGCTCAACTGGAAAGAGCAACGGCCTTCTAAGCCGTAGGTTGCAGGTTCGAGTCCTGCCCGGGGCACCAACTAAATATAGTAGGTATGAGCAGGACAAAGCGAAAGAATCTAGACTGGGTAACTCCAGAAGAGAAGGCAGCTAAAAAAAGTTTAGGCGGCCCTTCTAGGAAAAAGCAGAAACAGCAATTTTTGAAGGATGAAGTAGATGAATACCTTGGCAGTTATCGACGCTGACAGCATTGTGTACGCAGCCGCGTTTGCTGCTCAAGATTGGGCAGTGTTTGACGAGGAAGGCAACCTGTGCAACGTCTACCCGCTAAAGGCAGAAGCAAAGGAAGCGGCGATCCACGGTGGCGACACGGTTGAGCCGTATCCGCTGTCAGATGACGAGGCCAAAGATAACGCCAATTCTATTATCGAGAACATAAAGCTAGACTTAGAGCCAGACAGCATACAAGTTTGGCTGACGCACCCTGACTCTTCTGCTAACTTTCGCAAGAGCGTTGATCCTAACTACAAAGAAAATCGCAGGAACTTTGTTAAGCCGCATCACTTCAAAACAGTACGTCAGCATTTGATTGACGCTTGGGATGCCCAGATCAGCCGCGAGGGTTGGGAAGCTGACGACGAATTATCTGCTATTGGGTGGCAGCGGTTCGAGGAGGGCGACGTAGTTATTTGTTCTATTGATAAGGACTTGGACACCGTGCCGGGTTGCCACTACCGATGGCAGACACACAACAGAGAAGCCAAAAGCTACTACTTGTCACCGTCTGACGCTTTGTGGAACTACTGGATGTCAGTGCTGACTGGAGACAACGCAGACAACATCCCCGGCCTGCATCGGGTCGGGCCTAAGATCGCAGAGAAGACTATTGCAGGCTGCGAGACTGCTGAGGAGTATTACCAAGCCTGCCTAAACAAGTATCTTGAGGTAATGGGAAAGGATGACATGACCCCTGAAGAGATTAAAACGCGGATGCACACAAACTGTAGGCTGTTGCATTTACTTAGACACGACAACGACAGATGGGAGCCACCAGAGGTATGAAAGATGCACCTATTTTAGATCAAATTTATGAACTTGCTATTTTTGGTTATACAGAAGATGATGAAATTGAAAGTAAGATTTTGGAAGATTTGATGGAGACCATAGAGGTAGAGCTTTATGAGCGTAACTCGACGACTAACCAAATGGCTGATGCCTTCAACGATTACTATGATGGAGATGGAAATTGAGAGGCTTAGAGAAGAGAACATGAAACTAAAGCAGGACTTGGCATTTGTCAGAGCCGAAGCTAGAAGGTATAACATCTGGTGGCCGTTCTTTGACTACAACCGAGCCTACGGAGGTGGGAGTGGCGAGACCGAAAACTGATCCTAAATACAGGTCACAGCTAGAGCGCAGAGTTTGTAATAATTTAAGAAACCGTAATGTTTCGTTTGACTATGAGCCTTATAAACTTAGCTACACAACGGAGGTTAAGCCAGCGTACTGTGCTAACTGTGGGCACAAAGTTGTCTTGAAAGAGCGTAACTACACACCGGACATTGTACTTGGCAACGGCATTGTAATTGAAATCAAAGGCAAGTTTACCGGGGAGATGAGGACTAAGATGCTTGCGGTGCGGCGGTGCAACCCACACCTTGACATAAGAATGCTGTTTCAAGCCGATAACTGGTTGACTAAAAAGAAGGCGACAAAGTATTCTGATTGGTGTGAAATAAATGGATTTACATATCACGTTGGAGAACAAGTCCCTAGCGACTGGGTAGAGTAAAAGATGAAATATACAGACAATCAAATTATCTCCGCAGTAGAAGAGATGGGAAGCCAAGCTGCTGCTGCAATCCATCTTGGTATTAACAAACGCACATTAGAGCGAAGGATGGCGAAGATTAAGGATGGGAAACATGGAGAAGAAACTAGCTTTGGTGGCTTTGAAGTGCCCGAAGGCCATATTGTCCGTGGCAAGTCAACTCTACTCGACGCCACAACTGGCGAGCCTAAACTGGAGTGGGTTAAAACAAGCCTCGACAAACAGTGGCAGTTAGACGTAGCGCGAGAGGCTATTCAATCTCTTGTCAAAAACATTGAACCAGCAACTCCTAAGAAATACTCGGGTGTTGCGGACAACTTTATGAGTGTCATCCCTATCACTGACATGCATATCGGCATGTACGCTTGGGGCAAGGAAGTCGGTGAAGATTATGACACTGAGAAGGCCGTCAAGGCTCTTACAGCGTCGATTGACTACTTGGTGGACATGGCCCCACCCAGCAGCCGTTGTGTGCTTTTACAGCTAGGAGATTTCTTCCACGCTGACAACCTTGAAGGCGTGACTAACCGAAGTAAGAACGTGTTGGACATGGACACTCGGATGCCCCGAGTGATCGACGCTGGAATGACAGCCCTACGCTACTGTGTAGAAAAGGCGCTTGAGCGGCATGAGACGGTGACGCTAGTGAACGTGGCAGGCAACCACGATGAGATTTTGGGCCATGCCCTTCGCTCTGCCTTTAAGATGCTTTACAAGAACGAGCCTCGGGTAGAGATTATGGATAGCCCGAGCAGTCGGCAGTACATCAAGTTCGGAAAGGTGCTGATTGGAGCAGTCCACGGCCACCAAACTAAGGATCGTGATTTGCCGGGAATTATGGCGACAGAGCGCCCAGAGGATTGGGGTCAGACTAAGCACCGTGTATTCTTCCGAGGCCACCACCATCACGACAACCGAGTAGAGTACAACGGCTGCACAGTAGAGCAGCTACGATCAGGCGGAGCTAACGATGCCTACGCTGTAGAGCATGGTTACTTGTCAGGCAGAGACTTGAAGTGTATTGTGTTTGATCCGAACTGCGGCGAGTTAAGCCGTAGCACCTGTAGTATTGATTTGATTAGGAGATTGTACAATGTCTAACGAAAACGAAAAAATTGATGTGGAGTTTAACCCAGACTTTGAGGAAATGGGTTACGAGTTAGCAGGGTCTATTGAGTTTTATGAAAACCCTGAGACTGGCGAAGGTGCTTACAAAGCCATGCTGTTCACTACAACCATGGAGAATGAGCTTAACGACAATCAGGATTACACCACAGGGCAGACTCTAGTTCTGGTAGCACAGAGTATGCTAGAGGAGTACCTTACTAGCGAGACACATTGATGGATGAGCTTAGAGAGGATTACATTGATAAGGTCATCGACTACGCTAAGGCTAGTGAAGCCAAGTTCCGACACGCAGCCATCTGTCTGGACAAGCGAGGGCAGATTGTTAGTCACGCTACCAACTCTCGCAAGACTCACCCAATGCAAGCTGAGTACGCTAAGCGAACAGGAAGGGAACAGAAAGTCAGTCTTCACGCCGAGATAGCAGCACTGATTCGGGCTAGGGATGATATAGAGACAGTGGTGGTAGCACGGATCAACAAGCGGGGAGAACTCCGCAATTCAAGGCCGTGCCCGATTTGCAGATTGGCACTAGAAGAGGCCAACGTAGAAGAAATTTGGTTTTCGACAGACAGAGGATTCGAGAAACTTGCACAAAGTGAAAGGAGCAAACATTTATGACTGAAAGCGCAATTACAACAAAATCGGCACAGATTCTCAGCGACATCGTGACGTTTACGAAATATGCGAAGTTCATACCTGAGATCGGACGCCGAGAGACTTGGGAAGAGCTTGTTCAGCGTAACATGGCTATGCACATCAACAAGTATCCCAAGCTAAAAAAAGAGATTCAGGAAGTCTACAAAAACTTTGTGCTGACTAAAAAAGTGCTGCCTTCTATGCGGTCTTTGCAGTTCGGTGGCAAACCTATCCAGAACAGCCCGAACCGGATATTTAACTGTGCGTATATGCCAGTGGATCACCCAGACAGTTTTGCAGAGGCAATGTTTCTTCTGCTAGGCGGTACAGGCGTAGGGTATTCTGTGCAGCGTCACCACGTTTCGGAGTTACCTGCCGTTGTAGGACCGCTGAAGAAGCGCAAGAGGTTTCTGGTCGGTGATAGCATTGAGGGGTGGGCAGACGCAGTAAAGATTCTGTGTGAGGCTTACTTCTACGGCAAGCCGCGCCCCGTGTTTGACTTCTCTGACATTCGCCCCAAGGGTGCTATGTTAGTAACGTCAGGCGGTAAGGCTCCCGGCCCACAGCCACTCAAGGACTGCTTACATAACATCGAGAAGGTTTTTGAGTTGGCACTAGAGGAATCAGGCCGAGGTCTACAGCTACAGCCTATTCAGGTGCATGACATCATGTGCTACATCGCTGATGCTGTGCTTGCTGGTGGTATTCGACGTGCTGCTCTTATTAGTCTGTTTAGCATGGACGATGAAGATATGCTGACAGCAAAACACGGTAGCTGGTGGGAGCATAGCCCTCATCGAGGCCGAGCCAACAACTCTGCTGTTATCCTGCGCCACAAGGTAAGCCGCAGAGACTTCGACGAACTGTGGGACAAGATCGTGGCCTCTGAGTCAGGCGAGCCGGGTGTACTGTTCAGTAACGATAAGGACTGGGGTACGAACCCTTGTGCTGAAATTGGGCTTCGCCCTTATCAGTTTTGTAACCTGTGCGAGCTTAACGTAAGCAACGTAGCAGACCAGCAAGACTTAAACGAACGCGCCAAGGCTGCTGCTTTTATCGGCACACTACAGGCTGGGTACACGGACTTTCACTACCTGCGTGATGTGTGGCGAGACACTACAGAGAAAGACGCTTTGATCGGTGTAGGCATGACCGGCATTGCCTCTGGTGCAGTGCTTGATCTTGACTTAGAGGAAGCGACTCAGGCTGTACTAGATGAGAACGCCCGAGTGGCTAAGAAGCTGGGGATCAATGAGGCAGCGCGTACTACGACTATCAAGCCGTCAGGCACCAGCAGTCTTGTGCTAGGCTCTAGCTCTGG